GTAAGAAAACGCCGCGGTATTCTGGTAGAAGTCTTTGAGTAACACGACTTCCGCCGCTCTGTACGTCCCTATAAGTAACTTTACTGTCGAAAGCTTCCATAGGTGGAAGTTCTAAGCCCTGTAACCATTCGTTAAGCTGTGGTAAAGTAATACGCTGTGATGTTTGATTACCTGTTACAGCTTCTACGATCGTGCTATCTTTTAGAACTGTTCTAATAGCCTTAATTGAAGTTACGAATACGTCCGGCGCTTGACCGTTCGCGTCTACATAGGCCTGTACCCAGGCTTCGTAGTCACTAATAATGTCTGGGCTTGTATCGTCCCATTTAACAGCGGCTGTCTTTTTATGATCTGACGGTACGCCGAAGTCGATACCTAACATAACACCGTTTTTATTGTAGCTTAATAGGCCGTTACCCAGCGCCTGCCAGTTCATCCATTCTATACGGGCGTCAATGTTGCCGCGTACTCTGGCCGCTTTATTAAGTAACTGGGCTTCCATAAGCTCGCGTTCTGCTTCGTTATTGCTCATAAGACCTCTTAATTCTTTCTTACTAACTATGTAAGATTGTCCTATGTCCGCAATTTCGCCGCTGACGCGTCTTACTGGGTCCCTATCAGTCATAGGAAGTTCTGCCCCGGCGTCTACAATGTCTGCCATATCAGCTTGTCTTTCTAATACAGTTTCATTCCAATCAAGGTCGAAAGTTTCTACCCTGGGAAGAAAACGATTAGAAATGTAATTCTCGTCTACAGGAATTTCCTGTATAGTTTCTGTAAATAGCGGGTTTTCGAAATACTCGCTATATTGTGCTAGTCCTGCCATTATTTATTCCCCCTTAAGTTATTTACCAGCTGTAAAATTTAAGTTACTGGTATCTATTATCTATAGTCGATCATTTTTGTTTCAGCTTTGAAAGCGTCAGTTACGCCGGTTAACATACCTTCGTAAACTGCACCGTGTACTAATACTTCGCCGACTACCTGGTCTGCATTGTTACCCTCGTCGTCAAGCTTAAACTTAACGCTTTCGTCCAAAATTAAAGGTCTATCGTAATCTGGTTCGAAGGTTCCGGGTGTGCTTTCGCCGTAAGCTTCATACTTTCCAGTACTAGTATTTCTAGCTACACAGGTCCCAGCTTCCACAAGTTCTTCTGCACTAAAAGTCGAACCGTCTAAGGTAATACCACCGTCAATATACGCGTAGTGCGCCGAAGCTTTGATCTCTTTCGGTGCATTAGCGCTGGAATGTCTAACTTGATAATCTGCCATTATTTATTCCCCCTTAAGTTAGTCTTACTTTACTCTTTCTTATAACCCATTTTCTCTAAGGCACTATTTACTTTTTTCTTACGCTCGTCATTATTACTACTGCCGCCACCCCCACCGGGTCCGCCGCCTTTAAACTTCTTATCGCCGCCCCCGGTGTCGTCGTCCTTTTCTTTTCCTTCCTCGTCCGGGAATAGGTTAGGTTCTGCTTTAACTACCCTTTCTACTGCCTTTTCGACGGATCCTTCTACAAGTTTACCGTCCTCGTATTCCAAAAGATCGGAATAGTCAGTAGTTAAGGCCCGTACTACTTGTTTAGTATCGTAAGGCTTATACTTACTAGCTACTTTATAAACCCCGTTTTCTACACTAAGCTTATCTATAGTAGCTTCCAGCTGATCTGCTTTAGCGGCCCTATCTTTCAGCCTTTTAAGTTCCTTTTCGTCCGGTGTTTTTTCGTCTGCTTCTGCCCCAGCTGTAACAAGTTCGACTACTTTATCTTCTATTTCGCCGTCTGCTAAATCGTCTACGTCCTCTACCCCGGCATTACGTAAATACTTTCTGATCTCGCGAAGGGCGCGCCCCTTAACTATTCTATTTACGTCGTCCTGGGAATAGATCAACGGTGCTTCATTACTGGGATCATAAGCTTTCGCTTCGTCGTGTTCTTCTTGTGTAATATTTTCGTCAGCTAATAACTGGTCCAGCTGTTTTAAGTATTCTTCCTTACTGATCTTTCCGTTTTCGTACTTGCCTTTAAGTAATTTAAGTTCTTCCATTTTATTTTATTCCCCTTTCCGTTTTTGGCCCGTCGGCTCATTATTCCGGGGTTATCCGGTCCCCGTACCGTAAATTAATATTTAATAAGTTTATGATTGACCGTTTATAAAGGCCCGTCGGCCATAAATCTATATTAAAGCGGTCAGCTACTACCTAACCGCTTATTTTAATAAATTACATCTTCTTCACTTTCGATATTAGGGTATTCGCTTAACTTAACTTCAAAATTATAGTTTACTAAGTCTGATATTAGTAAATAACCGTTTATTTCACTATCTACCAGGTTAGCATAGTATAATTCGTTAGTGATCGGGTTATAAACTTCCCCACTTAAGTACTCTAAAAGTCTTTTTATATCATTATTCGGGGTAGTAACCTTACAGCTTTGATCTTCCCAGACGATCTTTATAAATATACCGTCAATAGTTCCTTTAATCATTACTGTAACCCCCTTAAAATAGCATATATTAATTTAAAGTGTTCTGGGTCCTTTTTATAAAAGTCCCGCGGGTTCTCGTACATTTCGCCCATTCCCATACTTACGACTTCGCGACCGTAACCATAATTACCGTCGTTTCTGTAAACTTTACCTATGTAGTGATTAAAAAAGTCGTCCTTGTACCCTTTTTCTGTAGTTCCCTGGTAAATAGTTTTCATTTCCAGGCCTTCTGTTCTTTTTCTAAAGAATAAATCAGTAAGCTTTCTTGTAGCCTTGTTCTGGTAGTGTATATTGTGACCGGCTTCGTGAATAGCAGTTTTTACGCTTGTATCAGAAGGTAAATAAACTTCGCCTTTTAGATCTCGGGCGTAAGCTCTGGATCCTTTACGTAAAGTATAACCTGTAATACCTTTATCCGGGGCGTTCTTCCCGTCAACATAAGTAGTGATCCAGTCGTTTGCTTTATCTATTGTAGGCCTTAATTTCTTGTGGCCTACGTGGCTTTTACTGATCCTTAGTAACCTTTCCTGGGCTTCTGTAAGACCGCCGTTAAATGGTAGCATTACTTCCCTAAAAGTCCTGGCGTTTTCCTGTAATTCTCTATTATTCATAAAATCTTCGATAGTGCTTACTATTTTTTTATATCCTGTTTTAGCTTCCGGATCCTCTGCATTATTTAATCTTTTAACTAATGACTTATAAAAGAATTCCTGGTCGTCTTTATCCAGTCGGTTAAACTTAGCTATATTCTGGTATTCCCAAGGCTTAAATATTTCAGAAGTAGTTACTTCTTTAGAGTGTAATTTCATTTTATAAGTTATAGTGTAAAAATCTTCTTCGCCGTCAATTCCTGGGACTTTCTCAAACCCTTTTATTCTAAGCGGCTTATCTAAATCTACGCTATCTTCTAGCTTTTTAAAGTTCTTTTCTACTAAGTGATCAGAAGTAGTCATAACATAATTATAGTATTCTTCCGGATCGTCTATTCTTTTTAATTTATTAAAATATTTTTCTTCGTTAAATGTTCCGTCCGGATCAAAAGCAGTCTGTATATTATCCGGTATTCCAGTCATAAAATCTTTCGCTGTATCCCAGGCCGGCTTAGGTACCGTAATAGAACTACCTTTATACGTCCACCGTTTAACTTTTTTACTAAGATCCGCTAAGGTTTCGCCAGGCCTTAAGTAGCTTTTCGGGTTATCTACTTCTAACCTTTTATCCAGGCTAGGTAAGCCGCGTTCTTTAGCGTATTCTTCATATGTACGGGCTTTAGTGTATGATCTTTCCCCGAATTGATCCGGGGCGTCACCGTCACCCCTTGCTATCCGCTCTTTTTTGCTTACACCCAGGGCAGATAAAACAGGCGACCACTTACAGCGGCAGTTCGGGTGGTTTGGTATCCGCTGGCCGGGTATTCCTTCATTAACCGGCGTGTCGTAGTCTAAATCGTAAAGCTTGCCGTCGTTTTTCGCGTCCTTTGGCGCTGTCCTGGCGTCTAAAGTCGCATTCCAGCGTTTACTGTCTAGTATATCCGCGTTTTCCATATACGAATAACTAGCCCCCAGGGCCGCTACTCTATTCATTTCAGTTCTCATTAACCGAACCGAATTGAAATAACCTTCCTGTGTTACAGCTTTTAGTTTTGTAGCCGCTTCATTCCAGCCTAAACCCAGGGTCACGCTTTCTATAACTGTTTCCCGCATTTTTTGCGCTAAAAATATAGTATTTCCGCGCAACCTGCTGGAATAATTATTACCGTCCGGTAACCAGGGGTTAGCTAAGATACCTAAAATCCTGGCCGGGTTTAAAGTCGGCGTTCTTACCGATACCCGGGCGGATTGCTCCATTCCAAGAAGGTGCATATAGTAACTTTTTTCGAATTCATAACCTAAATTAGTAGTATAGTAGGGCTGTAGCTTCTTTTCTGCCTGTTTAAGATCTGTAGCTATATCGTTAGCCAGTTTATCAAGTCTTTCAGCTTCTCGCATAGCTGATCTGATCTTTCTTGTATTACCGCTTTCTGAAAGATCTCCTACTTTTTTATAAAATTCTTTAGATCTATTTTTAACTGAATTATATACTGTATTCCATATCGGGGCCATTTCGTCTGCATACTGACCGGCGGCTTTATCTAACTGGTCCTGGTAATTGACTACAAAGTCCGATAGGTCTTTTTGTCGACGTTTAAGGACCCGATCGCTTATGTCCGCCATA